CAAATATGATGGACCACAGCCAAGGGAGTGCTTTTGTGCATCAGTGAGGAGGAAAGTGTGGTACAAGGACTTCATGGTATGGTATGAAAAAGCTCTTAGACAGGTACATTAACAATAATTACCATGAGGTCAGGGCTTACACCCTGTACTTTCTCTCTAAGATGGGGAGCAATATCGAGGCTGATACAGTTATCAATAACTCATACCTGCATGTTCTAACCATCAATGAAGATGCTGAGAGTGAGGACCAGGTGAAGAGCTATCTACTCAACACCATCAAGTACCAAATTCTATGGAACACCTCACTGAGCCACAAGGATGATCGTGTGACCTCCATGGAGTACAATGGCAATGACCAGGTAGATGATGAGCAGGACCTGCATGCTAAGATATTGGAGGACAAAATCTACTCTACACATAAGGGAATGATTGAAATATACCGCAGTCAGATAGATGACCATGTGCATAGGATAGTATTTGAGGCATACATTGACAAGGGATACACCACAGCTCGAGCAATGGCTAAGTACTTTGATATACCTGTGACATCAGCACACTATCTGATTAAAGAAATTAAACAAAATTTACGCAAACTACAATATAGGTATGAGACTATCTCAAATAATTAGTATCTTGGCTACATTCACTGCCTTGACCGGTGCAGCATTCCTGATAAGAAATAACTACTTTTATGGAAGCAGGGCCTTTGGGATATGGGTCATACTTTATTACGCATGGTTATTTACACAAGAATATGAAGAAAGTTAAAAATGAGTATCTAGGTCTCTACATGACCAGGTACAACAGTTTGGGGTTTGAAACTTCATTCACAGTAACAGAAGAAACAGCTAACGAAGCTGAGCACCTTACATCTGTGGGGTTAGGATATCTCTTTGAAGAGGTAGAGTCTGAGGCTAAAAGTAAGAAATATAAAGGGGTAGAGCCTGATGAAGTTAGTTAAGATTATCAATGTAAAAGCTAATCCTAGAAACCCTCGTATCATAAAAGACGAGAAGTTTAAGAAGTTAGTTAAGTCCATTCAGGAGTTCCCTGATATGCTAAATAAAAGGCCTCTAATCGTTTTTACTGATGTGGATGGAAAGTACGTCGTCCTAGGTGGTAACATGCGATTAAAAGCCTGCAAAGAGATAGGACTAAAAGAGATACCAGTTATACTAGCAGATGAGTGGACTGAGGAACAGAAGGCAGAATTTTTAATCAAAGATAACGTAGGATTTGGAGAGTGGGAATGGGATATGTTAGCCAATGAATGGGATACTGAGAAACTTGACGAGTGGGGTTTAGATGTTCCTAAAATGTTGGATGCAGATGAAGATTTAGAACTGAAAGATTTAAGCAGCACTATTGACAACCTTTACCGCATTGAAATTGTTTGTAAGGATGAAGAACACCAAGAAAACACGTATAATAAACTAATTGAACAAGGATACGAATGCCGACTTTTGACATTATAAAAGAAGTTAAGCCAACTAAAACATTTAGGGTTGCTTCAGTGATTGGTAAATTTGATTTACAATCCGAAAATGTAGTTGAACACTTTAAAGGAGATATTGATATTCCTAATCAGTGGCAAGTAGGTCTAATTGTAGGAAAAAGCGGAACTGGAAAGACTACAATAGCCAAACAACTATTTGAAGATGCTTACATAACTTCTTACGAATATACTGCTGAAACTGTTTTAGATGATATGCCAAAGGAGTGTAGCGTTGAAGAAATTACCGCAGCATTTAATTCAGTAGGCTTTTCAAGTCCACCGAGTTGGTTAAAACCTTATTCTGTACTAAGTAATGGACAAAAGATGCGAGTTGATTTAGCTCGTGCTATTTTAGAAAAAAACGAATTATTTGTATTTGATGAGTTCACAAGCGTTGTAGATAGAAACGTAGCTCAGATTGGTTCATTTGCTATGCAGAAAGCAATCAGAAAGACGGATAAAAAATTTATAGCAGTTACTTGTCACTTTGACGTACAAGATTGGCTGCTTCCAGATTGGGTATTTAATACCGATACAATGACCTTTCAAAATTTTGAAGGGCAAAAAAAAAATAGACCAGACATTAAATTTGAAATATTCAATTACGGAGATAAAAGCATCTGGAAAATGTTTGCTAAGCACCACTATTTAAGTCATTCACATAATAACGCTGCTAATGTATTTGTAGCTACGGTTAATGATGAAGTTGCAGGATTTATCAGTGTGCTTCATTTCCCGCATCCAAAAGTAAAGAATATGAAGAAAGTACATAGATTGGTTATTCTACCAGATTATCAAGGTGCTGGCATTGGATTGAGATTACTAAATGAAATAGGTAAGATATATAAACACGAACAACAAAGATTCAATATAATGACTTCTGCACCAAGTTTAATATTTGCATTAAAAAAATCAAATAAATGGGATTGCGTTAGATATGGTAGAGTATCAGAAGTAAAAAAAGGTGTTTTAGAAGGGACTACTTCAAAGAACAGAATAACCGCATCATTTGAATTAAAATAATTAGAAACAATTTAGACAAATGGCAAACGAGGAAAACTTAATACCAGCTCAAAAAGGAGAGGTAAGAAACCCTAACGGACGCCCAAAGGGAAGTAAGAACAGAAGCACAATAGCTCGAAGGTGGTTAGAAGTAAATCAAAATTTAAAGAACCCTTTAACAGGTGTAGAGGAGACTATGAGCCAGGAGGACTTGATGACCTTGGCCTTAATTAAGAAAGCTCGTGAGGGTGATGTTAATGCTTATAAAGCACTTATGGATAGTGGGTATGGTGCACCCTTACAGCAGATAGATCAGAGCATTGAGCAATCAATTAATGGTATTGAGGTAACCATAGTGCGGCCTGATGCAGATTGAGTTCATGTGTGCTGTGGTAGAGGATTACATCTACAAAATGAAAGGGGTACAGGTTAGGATAGATAGGAGGGCAGTAGCTACCGATGGCAGGCAGATGGCCATGCTAATGAATGCATATCAAATAGCTAATGGAAATAAAGAGCACAGTAATATTTGAGAAAAACTACGAGGCACTGAATGACCCTAGCCTTAGGTTTGTCATCAATGAGGGAGGCTCCCGTTCCTCCAAGACCTACAGCCTTTGTCAGTTAGTTATCATATACTGCCTCCAGAACAACAACAAGGTAGTATCTATCATTAGAAAGACGTTCCCTGCTCTAAGGGCTACAGTGCTAAGAGACTTCATAGAGATACTCAAGGAGCTGAATATCTATTCAGTGGAGAACCACAACAAGAGTGAGCACATATACACGTTCAGCAATGGGTCCATCGTGGAGTTCTTTAGTGTGGATGATGAACAGAAGATAAGAGGTAGAAAGAGAGACATAGCATGGTGTAACGAAGCCAATGAGCTGTACTTCGATGACTTCACTCAGCTCAACATGAGAACTGAGAACAAGCTAATCTTTGACTACAACCCTAGTGAGTCAAGCTCATGGCTGTATGAGCTACCACAGGAGGAGAGTATCATGATTAAGTCAACGTACAAAGATAACCCATTCCTACCTCAGAGTATTAGGGCACAGATAGAGGACCTCAAGAGAACAGATGAAGCCCTGTACCAAATCTATGCCTTGGGTGAGAAAGCCATCAGCAAGAGTAACATATACTCCAATTGGTCCTTTGTACCCCATCGGCCTGCTAGGTTTGTGAACTACGTCTATGGGTTGGACTTTGGATACAATCACCCCACTGCACTGATGCGAGTCTATTGGTGTGACAATGACATCTACATTGAGCCTGTGATATATGAGAGCTACCTCACTACTCCAATGCTGATTGACAAGATGCAAAGCTTCAACGTTGAAAAGACTGTAACCATTGTGGCTGACTATGCACGGCCTGAAATAATAGCAGAGCTGAACAATGCAGGCTATGATGTGCAGAATGCTAACAAGGTGGTGAAGAAAGGTATCGACAACATCAAGACCTTTGGAGTGTTGTGCCAAGATGATAAGGCTATAAGAAAAGAATACGAAAACTACAAGTGGAAGAAAGTAGGAGACATGATCACTGATGAGCCGGTCAAGATGTGGGATGATGCAATGGATGCCATCAGGTATGCCACTACTCACATCAGACAGGAGTACTACACCGATGATAGTTACTATGCCTTTTAGAAACAAAACACCTGGATAGAATAATATAGGTATGGCAATGTTTACAATAGCTGTACCACAGGTATTAACACCTGCGTACAACCCTGTTAAGTTTTATTACGCGAGTACTAACTCAGCCCTAGCAGGGTTCAAGTTTATCTTTGACATCTATGAGAGTGGAACCACTAACAAGATAGCAGAGTACAGGGTGCTACCTAATGCCACAACATTTTACGGGGAGATTGACCTAAGCAAGCTACTTCAGTCTAAGGTATCATTTGACCTATTCCCATTCAACACCACGGTGTATGATGCACCCAATAGCCACTACAAGTATGATGTCAAGGTAGGTGAGGAGTACATTACTACATTGGCATACACAGCCTCACTGACTAACAACGGAGGCAACGTACAGATAAACGTGGCTAACAGCTTTGTAGCAGGTGACCAAATAGTCATTGCTCAGGTAGATGGTGGTGTAGCTAACCCAAGCCTTGAGGGTCTCTTCACTGTGCTATCTGTGGGGGTTGGTTTCTTAGTTGTTAATAGTGCATGGTCATTGGTAACCAATCCATTGATTGATGGAAGCATCACCTATGCCGATGGTAGGAGAACAGTGACAAGAGACATCATAACTAAGCTAAACAACTATGTATTCAATGGTGCTATTCCTTGGACTCAATGGCCTAGCTACCTATTCACTGACTACTACCTAACAGCACCATCAGATAAATTCCTTAGCTCTATCCCTGCTCAGGAGTTCTATGCTACCTTGTCTCAGGACCTTTGGATGAACGCAGTCTATGGAGGACCAGGACCAGGTACACATAAGATTATATTCACCAATGATGGTGCCGAGATATTTGAAAAGAACGTATCAGCTACTGACCACGTAACAGGTAACGCAGTAGGTCCTAACAACCTAGGCACCTTGACTGTGGTATCAGGTGCATTGCCATTGATTAAGCCTACCACTCAGTGGTATGAGTTTTACTATGAGCACAATGGCAATCAGGTCACACAGCCCTACCGAGTGAACATTGATCGTAGAGTACAAAGCCAAGAGTACAGCATCATCTTCCTTGACCGCTTTGGTTCATGGGGTTCATTTGCTTTCACAGGCAGAGCATACGAGAAAGGTAACGTAACACGTGAGCAGTACAATCAGGATGTAGCAGGATATATTGATGCAGGTGCATGGAACTACTACCTCACAGATAGAGGCTACATCAACAGCTATGTTAGTGTTGAGAACACCATCGACTTGAATACCAATTGGATGAATGAGCAGATGGCACAGTACTTCACTGAGCTTGTGAGTTCACCTTACACCTACTTCAAGATAAGCAACTACGATGAGAGCTGTGACATCCCTGCAAGCACTGAGTATGTGAGCTGTAACATTGTGACCTCTACCTTTGAGAAATTTAAGCAACGGAATAAGAACCTAATTAAGCAGAGCATTACTATTAAGCTCGCTAACAACGACATGGTGAATGGTTAAGATACAACTAGCAACAGGCTACCTTGAGGTAAAGGAGGGTACATCATTCCCTCTTAATTTTCAGGTAGGGGACATCAGAGATATATCACAGAGGAAAGGTAACTTCTCTAAGACCATTACATTGGTAGGCAGTAAGAACAATAACGACCTGCTGAACCACTACTATGATGTTAACATCGTAGCCGGTACCTTTGACATTAACGCTGTCACTACCTGTTCAGTTATCCAGGATGGTATTCCTGTCATGGAGGATGCGAGCATGCAGCTCAAGGCAGTTAAAAAAGTGCAGCTAACTGATGGCTATGAGGAGCAGGTTGAGTATGAGGTATTGATAAAGGAGAGCAAGGCTGACTTCTTTACAGCGATCAATAACCTTGAGCTAACTAACATAGACTTCAGTGACCTCAACCACACATACGATGCATTCAATGTGGTGAGCCGTTTCAACAACACTGTGGTTGATGGCTTCAAGTACTTCCTACCAGGTAGTGGAAGTGTGATTAACAACACTCAAGAGTTCAAGCCTGCCATCTTTGCCAAGACTTACTTTGATCGTATCTTTGCAGACTCAGGGTTCCAATACAATTGGCCTACTCTTAGTGCTACTAAGTTTGACAAGCTCATCATTCCATACAATGGGGGGATAGATAACTTTGATTATTTAGACTATGTGGTGCGAGCTGAGAAAACTACACCGAGTACAGTGCTCTCAACTCTATCAACTAATCCTGCTCTTTGTGTATATACGTTCACAGGGTTAACTGAGTTGGAAGACCCTCAGAATTTATTTGACCCTGTAACAGGTATCTACACTACACCGTTTAATATCAGCTCAGCCAATGCTCAGTACTATGAGATAAAGATAGTAGTTAATTTTAGTTTAGATATAGTATGCCCTACAGGTAATACAGCCATTGGTACACCTAAATTCTTTGTAAGTTTTTATAATGAACCTTATGATGTATATAGTTATTCTCCATTATATAATGGGCCTGCAACAGCTCCTATAGGTACAACTAACATAGTTAGTGATACTTTACTTTTTACCATACAAGCTACTGACCCCAACCTACTACCTCAATTAACTGGGTTGAACATTAAAGGCAAAGGTGTTTGGAATATAAACTTTGGTAGTTATCAGCAGCCATATCAGATAAGCCTAACTATAAACTCTGCAGATATCAGCATCACCCCTAGCAGTAACATTGTTGCTACAGGTGGCACCATTGATGTGAATGACTATGTGCCTAAGAAGATAAAGCAGAATGAATTTGTTAAGGGCATCTTCAACATGTTCAATTTATACGTTGAGGTAGACAAGTCACAGCCTAACATGCTCAACCTCATCCACAGGGATGACTACTACGATGCAGGTAAAGAGGTAGATTGGACTTTAAAGCTAGCTAAAGATAAGGAGCAGTCACTGTCATTCCTCCCTGATATCACAAGCAAGAAAGTGATACTCACATACAAGGCAGATAAGGATACACCTAACAAGTTATACACTGATGCTACCAATCAGATATACGGACAGGCAGAGGTCATCTTTGATAACGAGTATGTCAAGGATGTAACTACTAAGGATGTACTGTTCAGCCCTACGCCCATTGATGACTCAACCTTTGGTGCATTTGTTCCAATGTTAGCAGGTGCACAACCTGATACTAATATCCGTATCTTGTATGACTCAACAGCGGAGGTAGGACTTACATCGTGTCAAGCATTTAACATCTATGACTACGGCACAACGGGTATGACTAACATCACAAGCTATCCATACGTTGGTCACTTTGATGACCCACTCAACCCTACTTGGGATTTAAATTTTGCGACTTGTGCATACTACTACTACATGCCAAGTACCTTAACGCAGAACAATCTGTACAACAGATATTGGAGGAGGACCATGGGGCAGATTAACAACGGTAAGATGTTGACTGCTTACTTCAATCTTAAGGAGTATGACATTCAAGCCTTAGAGTTGAATGACAAGATACGCATTGACAATAGTTGGTGGAACATCAACCGAGTCATTGACTACAATGCCAATGGCAATCAGCTCACACAAGTAGAGCTTATCAGTGTTGACAATGAGGTACAGCTCATGCCATTTGCTACGGGCTCCCCAACACCAGGTGTAGGTACAGGTAGTGTAGGTCCCATAACTCAGGTATCCAATGATACAATCGTTAAGACTAAGAGCTCCAACAGCAACGTGATACCGAGCAGTACCTCGGGTGTAGTAACCGGTAGAGGTAACATTGTAAACCCAGGTCTCAAGGTAGTAGTGGTAACAGATGATGCTGCAGTTGAGGAGGATGGCATCTACACTGATAACTTGACTGTCTATGGTAAGGTGAACGGCATACCTGTTGACCCTCCGTACTACAGATACACAGCTATCCTCAATCAAAGCGGTACATCCGCTCCAACTGCAGATGTCAAAGAGTCTAGCTTTGGGGATATTGTATGGGTACGAAATAACCCAGGTGAGTATTTAGGCATCATACAGAATTGGGAGCTAGGTGCTATCCTAGGCAGTGAACTAACAGTCATGATTAATAACGTAACTTTTGATGGAATAGTTAGTGCTCAGTATACGCCAACAAATAATACTATAGATGTATATACCACACAGATAGGGGTAGGCTTTGTCGATAACTACCTAATTAATACTACTATTGAAATAAGATATTACAGGCCATAACATGAATGAAGTTGAAATACCATTAAAGCTCGGAGGCATTGGTGCCATCAAGGCAGAACTTAGAGACCTTAAAGGGCAGATAGCTGATGCTACTGATCCCGAAACAATGACCCGTTTAGCACAGCGTGCAGGGGAATTAAAGGACCAACTCAAGGATGCCAATGAACAGGTAGCAGTCTTCACCACAGGCTCTAAGTTTGAGGCAGTAAGTAACAGCTTCGGAGCTATTAAGGGAGACCTCATGAGCTTAGACTTTGAGGGTGCCTCTGAGAAGGCGGCAGTATTTTCTAAAACATTAGGAAGTATTAACCCAACGGATATAGGTAAAGCATTCGGAGGGCTAATGGGTACAATCAAATCAGTAGGTGGTGCATTCGTTTCATTAGGTGCAACCATATTAGCTAACCCTATCTTTCTATTGGTGGCTGTCATCGTGGCTATTGTTGCTGCCATCCTGATATTCCTAAATAAGATAGGGGTACTACAAAAAGCTATTGATATATTAATGATACCTATCAACGCAGTCATTGATGGGCTCAAAGCATTGGGTGATTGGTTAGGGTTGACTACCTACGCTGCAGATGAGAATGCTGAGAAGATGGCTAAAGCTAATCAGAAAGTATCTGAGAGTAGCAAGAAAAGAACTGAGCTACTTACCGAGGGCTACGACCAAGAGATTGCCATGGCTAAGATAGCAGGTAAAGATACCACACAACTTGAGCTTGACAAGTCAAGAGCACTGGAGAAAGAGGCTATAAAGAGAAAGGCTGCAGCTAAGAAAGCACTTGAGGCAATGAGGCACCAGGAGAGTGAGGAGGCTACTAAGAAAAGAGCTGAGTTAAGAAAGCAGATTGATGAAGAGAATAAAATCATTCGAGGTGGTGTCAATGAACGCAAGAGAATAAAGGCTCAAGAGATAGCAGATGAGAAAGAGAAAGATAAGAAAGCATCCGAACAAGCAGCAGCAGCAGCATCAGCAGCTAGAGATAGAGCTAAGGCAGCAGCTAAGAATAGATTAGACAATGCCAGGGCACTCAGAGACTTTGAACTATCTCAGATAAAGGATGCCAATGAGAGAGAGATAGCCATCGTAAATGAGAAGTATGCAAGGCTTATGGCTGACCTTAAGAATGATGCTAACAAAACAGCAGAAGAGAAAGCTAAGTTTAGTGCTATGTATCTGACTCAACAGAAACAGGAACTTGATAAGCTCTCAGAAGATAGGACTAAAACTGAAGCAGAGAACTTAAAGAAAGGCAATGAGATCATAGCTGATTTACAGCTTCAGATGATGGAGGAGGGAACGGAGAAAGAGCTTGCCGTTACCAAGGCAAAGTATGACAAGCTACGAGCTCAGACCTTGGCAGATACCACACTAACCGAAGAGCAGAAGAAAACATTGACTCAATTGTACAACGATCAGGAGGAGGCAGAAAATAAGAAGAGGGCAGATGCTAAGCTGTTGCAACAACAGACACTTGCTAAGACCTTGGCAGATGCTGCACTCACTGAGGACCAATTGAAATTGCAAGCACTTCAGGAGAAGTATGACCAAGAGTACAAACTAGCAGAGGGCAATGCTGCACTGCAGTTAGCTCTTAGTCAGAAACTAAAAGATGACCAGGTTAAGATTGCCAATGATGAAGCAATATCTAAAATTGAATCGGCACAAAAAGAAAGGGATGCAAGGCTACAGCTTGCTGCAGATATAGCCACAGGATTGCAGACATTAGGCTCTGCGTTCATCAAGGACCAAAAGAAACTAGAGAAGTTTAACAAGGGAATGGCATTGGTACAGATAGGTATTGATACAGGTAAGGCAATTTCATCCCTTGTATCTGCATCACAGTCTAACCCATTGAATGCTCCAACAGGAGGTATTGCAGGTGCTGTTCAATTTGCTACCGGTATTATTCAGATTGCTACTAACATCGCCAAGGCAAAGCAGATACTTACCTCAGGGGGTTCTCCATCAGGCGGCGGCGGCGGTGGTGGTGGTGGTAGCACTGCAAACGTAGCACAGCAGGTACCACAGGCAGCACAACTGTTTGGCTCAGCTAATGCTGGAGGCACAATGAGTGCAGGAGGTACTACCAATGAAAGCTCCATGACTGTTACTGCTGTAGTATCTGAGACACAGGTCACCAACGTACAGAATAAGATAAACAAGATTAACAAAAACGCTGAACTATAATGAACTCACTACAAGCAATCATCGACCACATCGAGCTGTTCTATACGAACCACAAGCAGGTTAAGAAAGTAGGCAGTGACTTCAAGGAACAGCTATTTAACTTCGCTACCAAGGATGAGAAATATCCTATTGTGTTCGTGGTTCCTGTAGCTGTCAACCCTACTGAGAACACAAGTGAGTTTAACTTTGACATCTACTGCTTTGACATCATTCAAAAAGATAGGGCTAACATCATCACTATCCTAAGTGATACACAGCAGATACTCAATGACCTGTATGTTTACTACATGGATAGCAATGACTACAGCTTTGACGTGGTAGGGCTACCATCATTCCAGGCATTGAACAATGATCTACTTGACTACGCTGCAGGCTATGTCATGAACATCACACTGACAGTGAATGATTGGACTGATTGTGCTGTACCACTCTAAACATTTTGGAGGCTTAAAGTAATATAGGTATGAGCACAACTAATTGGTGGGGGGATTGGAGACCTAACCTGCCTGCACATACCGGTGACCTACAGCCTACTGACTTAATAGAGTGCACCTCTATTGTTGGTGGGGTACCTGTCAACACAGCTATTACCGGGGCACAGATTATTGCAGCATCAGGTGGTGGGGGTAGTGCATCCTGGGGAGGTATCACAGGAACGCTATCAGCTCAGACTGATTTGCAAACTGCATTGAATGCTAAGCAGGATACTCTAGTATCAGGCACTAACATAAAGACAGTGAATGGCAACTCATTGCTAGGTAGTGGTAATGTTAGCATTAATGGAATAACAAGTATAGGTAGTTCAGTAGGAGCTACTGTATCCGGAACTACAACAGGTACTATTTCGGGTTCTGTATTAATACCTGCAGGTACAATATCGGAAGGTCAAAATTTAATGATTAGAGCAAAAATCAGAAAGATATCAGGAACGGGTACATGTATAGCTCGTTTAGGTATTAATACAAGCAATACCATAACAGGTTCACTACAAATAGGGCAGTCACCTACTTTGTCAAACAACACTTTTACACACATCATGCGTGACCCCCATTATAGCACATCAGTTTTATATACCATCCCTGTAAGTGCAGCTAATTTTCACGACTATACATCGCAAACTACAGCGGCAATAACCTTTAATCCTGCAGTGGATAATTATTTATTTGTAGCATTATATAACTCAACAACGCTAGATGTAACTAAGACGTTAAAATTAAGTGTTCTAAAGTATGATTAAATTTAATTACAACGACATAGAGTACACCATCACAGGACCCATTGAAGTGCTTAGTGATACTCAGATAAATGTAGAAACGGATAAGGGTACCATTCTAGTAGATGATACAATGGATATATATAAAGAATTAATCAATGGCTAGATACGCAAACACAGGGGAGTTTAATGTGCTATATCCTACCCGTAGGAAGATGGCTACAATACTCAAGAGAATACTTAGAAATGACATTGTAGATGGTGAGGGTACACTTGTAGAAAGTATCCGTATCAATGCTAAGATTACAGGCTTCCAAAAATTGGAGATACAGATAGTAGCCATGTACTACTTTATCTTTCTTAACAATGGTGCGTTTCTTTGGAATGGTGGAGTGATCACCCCTCGTGACTATGTGGCACAGTTTACAGATGAGCTTAACAACGCAGGTATCACTGCAGATATATACAGGCAGTACACTGAATGGTTAACTAAAAAGTACCCATTGGTAGAAGCTGTTGAGGTGCTTGAAAGACAGCAAAGAATTGTGTACACATTTGAGGCAGTTGACCCTCCTGCAGGATTTACACCTGGCTTCCCGTTAGATGTCTAACTCTTTTTTCATTGACAGGATATTGAACACATAGATGAGAGGTAGTGCTCCTACCTTTTCACTCTTTGTTATATCCCCATTGGTAAGGCCGTAGATGGTTTGTTCCCATGACCACTTAGCAAGCTTCTGCTCCTGCTCTATTTCTTTGACCTCTTCAGGATCTAACTCCCTACGTTCATCCTCACTCAGCTCTTCATCTAACTCACCACTAAACAGGTTCTCATAATTTTTTAGGAATGTATCCCTGTACTTCATGAACTCATGCACAATGCCATACACATCAGTGATGGGTAGGTCAAGGAACCGCTCAGCTCTGATGTTGCAGTCAAACTCATACGGCTCAAGTACTTCATCACCCCATTCATTTACCTTGCTGTGCCGGTAGCAGATAGCACATACCTTGTCTAGATTAGTGATATAGTTGTTATTAAAATAATAGTCCAGGTCTATGTACTCAAAGAGGGTGAGCTTGTTCAGTGGTTTGAACTTCATGCCTAGCAGTTCATGCTTATATCTTTTGGATGGCTCGGAGGTACACCACTTAGCCTCTGCTACAAGCTCTGCCATCTCATCTACATCGAGGTCCTCAATGGTATCAATAGACTCATCTGATAAGATAGAGAGAGCCTCACTATTGTAGTGGTAGGCTCCCTGCTCTTTATCTATTGCACTAAATTCAATGAACTGCTCAAGCGTTACTTGGCTCCATTTCTGCGGTAGCTTGATCATTGGCTTGCTGTCCTATTTTTTGTGCTATAAACATGATGTAAGGAATAGAGATAGATGCGTTTAGCTTTCTAAATAGTTTAGCTTTCTGCTTAATGTGTGCATCTGTGTAGTGTTCAGTGGATGTAAGGTCCTCCCGTTTAAACATCACCGCCAACATTTCAGATACATATCCTTTCTCTTTTTTCATGGTTATCTTTTCAATCAGCTTTGTATCCCGTACAGTTAACTTTAATTGTGCTTTGTACACATACCCATCAATCTCAAGCTCTTCAACTGTTGGATATTCTTTGCGTTCTGCAGAGTTAAATTCTTTGACCATCCCCACAAAATCAGCCACATCATAGTCCCAAAATTCACTTTCAGGAATGCCTAGGTATGCAAACACTTGGAGGTGCTTATCAATAGGGTCAAGTTCCTGATTGTTATTGATATCAGTGATGGCTTCGAACTGCTCAATGGTCAGCTCTTCTAGTTGGTTGGGAATTTCCCTGTTTAAGATAGTTATCATGTTTTAATTTTTGAACAAATATAGAGTTTTTTTAATATAGGTAGATGGCTAAAAACAATATCCCTACCTACAAAATAACCATTGACCCTGAGTATGCAGAAGATGGTCAGGACCTTGGCATTGAGCAGATAGCTTTTACAGCTACTCCTGCAATCAAAGTTAAAGGGATGGCATTCAGTTCTCAAGCTAAGCCTTTGTTCTTTTCGGATGAGTTGAAGTATCGTATCACTGCACCTGCTTTGATACCTATGGAGATATATCGCTTTGATGAAGATAGCAAAGAGGAGTACAATGTCAAGTTTACTAAGGAAGAGATTGAGAAGATACATGGTAAATTCATGCAGCAGATGGTTAACCGAGATTTGTTTAATCTTGAGCATGACCAATCTAAGACAGTTCCTGCCTATGTCCTTGAGGCATGGATAGTTGACAACCCAAAAGAGGATAAGGCTTATTCTACATTTGGCATTGAAGTACCGGAGGGTACATTGATGGTAACGGCCCAGGTAACTGACAAGGAATACTATGCTGAACTAGTAGCACAGGAGCAGATAGGCTTCTCTATTGAGGGGTACCTTGGCATGAAGTTAAAAGAGGAAACTAAAACAAATATACAAATGAATAAATTACCTGATGGAGAGCATCTAATCGAGGGTAAAATCTATGTCGTAGTTGACGGAGAGGTTACTGAGATACGTGATGCTGAAGTAGTGGAGGCCTCTGAAGAGGTAGCCCTAGAAGACACTGTAGTAGAAGAGGAAACAGTAGAAGAGGAGACAATGGCCGTTGACCCTGTAGTTGATGCAGAGGCTATCCTTGCTATTGTTAAGCCTTTGCTAGATGACCACATGAATGAAGTGACTTCAATGATTGCTGATATGCGGAACCAACTAGATGAAATTCTATCTACTGAGGTAGAGGATGAGGAGATTGTAGAGGATGTAGCCTTGAGCGTACATCAAAGACTAAGTAACTTTGTAAAATTTAACAACAACAAATAACAAACAAAATGCGTAAATTAAGATTTGATTTGAACATTGATGCTAGTGCATTACTAGCACCAAACGCTGAGGCATTCTATGCTCAAGCATATTTAGGTGGTACTGAGATAGCTGATAACTTCCGTACATTACCAGGTATCAAGTACAAGACTAAAATAGGTACTGTTACTTTTGGTTCAGGCTTATTAGCTACTAGCCCATGTAACTTTCCTAACCTTAACACTGATGATTTAAGCTCACATGAAGTTGACGTATGTGCCCTATCAGCGATGAGCCAGGTATGTCAGTTTGATTTGGAGCAATCATTTGTATCTTTACAGATGGCAGCAGGTTCTAACGGAGATTTCTCTGTAGCTAACTTCTTTAACTACTATTGGTCAGAAATGGCTAACGCTGTTAACGGACAAATTGAGTCATTGAGATGGCAAGGTGATGTCTTATCTCCAAACCCAGAGCTTGCTTTGTGTGATGGTTATGAGAAAGGATTAGCTGCATCAGTTGTAGCAGGTGATGTTATCAATGGTGGTACAGGTGCAATCACTACATTCTCAGGAGTTGGTGGGTTAGGTGCAAAATTAGAAGCAGCATTTGCTTTGGTTCCTGCAGCTATTGCTTCCCGAACTGCTGATTTGCGTATCTACATGCCTACTCAATTGGTTAACATCTACCGATTAGGAGTAGCTTCAGGTAACACCAACGCATACATCACTCAAGATTTAGCCTTGACTTACTTAGGTATCAAGATTGTACTTTGTCCAGGTATGTCTAACAACACTTTTGTTATCACATTAAAAGATAACTTAATCTTCGCATTTGACGGTGAGGGAGATCCATCTGACTTGCGTGCAGTGAACTTAGCTGATACTGTTGCTGAGCCGGTTATCCGTACTCGTGCTAACATGAAAGTTGGTTTCTCTTTTGTGAACCCTACAGACATCGTTTACTACGCTTAATAATAATCATGAGCCCTCAGAAGTGGGGGCTCTTTAATACTTTATCACAATGGCCATACCATGTCAAGCCCTCGAGGCAATTGTAAAATCATGCGAGAACAACAGTGGTGGTATTTATGGAATCTGGATTAACCAACAAGATAACATCGACTCCATTACTCCAACTGACCCATCAGCAGGTCTTGGGTGGGATATCACAGGTATCACTTTGGTAGCTCTTGCTCCATTATTTGAAAACTACTACATCAAACGCAACACATCTAACTTCACTGAGGATAGCACTATTGACTTAGTTAATGGTAGCTCATTTGTGACTGCAACAGTTAACCTAATGTTTCACCGTAGAGAAGCTGATAAGTCTCGTGCTATCAAAATTCTAGGTGCAGGACAGCAGTACTTAACTGCAATCATCTTAGATGCTAACGGTAAGTATTGGTACTTCCCATACTTGCAAGTATCTGCTACAGGTGAGGGTTCAGGTACAGCTCGTGCTGATGGTTCTAAATACTCTGTTACTTTGGTAGCTGAGAATGAGTACCTCGCATATGAGGTTAACATGAACGCTGCTGCACTTGCTGCAATCGGAGTACAATAATATCCTGCCTCTCTATATCTTAGAGCCCTGCCACATGGTGGGGCTTTTTTTATGAACATTTGACAAACGTAAATTAATATAGGTGTGATATACTTAGATCAAGGTGTTATTAATCAGTTTGTATTGACTCTTTCAGAGGTCACTACGGTTAGTACACCGCACTACTTATTTGTGTTCACCAATGAAATGAATACCACAAGCACACCACAGCTTTTCACATCTGCTGATACAAGTGCTTACCCTGAAAGATACAATCTGTTCACGCTAGATGAGCCTACAGATATTGCACTCTTGAAAGGTCAGTACGTTTACCAGGTATATGAGAGCTCAACACCATTCGTGTTGCCCCTAACAATAGCACAAACTACAGGCGTAGTTATTGAAGAGGGTAGAATGGTAGTAAGTGGTCCTGCAGGAACTTCAATATACGATTAACTATGGCATGGTACGATAGATTTATTAACAGCAAACCAAAAGGCCCCGAAATGGTGGAGGGCTATCAATCATTTAGCACCCCATTCCTCCCGGTAGGGAGAGGTAACTTGACACTGCCTGTAGTGGACCCTAGGTACAACGCCAATATGTGGCAGTATTTTGGAAGTGATAACCTTTATCCTGAGATGCTCAATCAAATGTATTTCAGCTCGCCTTTACATGGTGCCATTGTGGACTTTAAGACTAATGCTGTGATTGGTGGAGGGTTTAACCTAACCACTGACAAGCTAACTGCACAGGAAAAGCTTGAGATGTTTACCTTTGAAAAGAAAGCAAACCTCAAGCACACTGTTAAGGCAGTCACAAAGCAATTAATTCTACACAATCGGGTGTACTTTAAGCTGTATTTTGGTGAAAAAAGAAAGCTCATGAAGATAGAGAACGTATCTCCTGAGAAAGTTCGTGTAGGTAGAGACAAGAAAATGTACTTTTTGTGTGATGATTGGAGCCGTAGAATAGGCATTGAAGAGATTAAGCCTTACCACATTACCTGTAAAGATGCATGTCAGTTATTTACATACGAGGTTAAGTCAGTTGGGCAGGACTACTACCCACTACCTACCTATACAAGTGCATTAAACTTTGCGTTTTTGAGTGGTGAGCTATCTTACTTCGCTAAAAGCAACATTCAAAATAGTGTGTTCCCATCCTTTGCTATGATGTTTCCAAAGAGACCACAGTCTGAAGAGGAAAAACACATGATCAAGGAAAC